TTCCAGTAGGTAATTCTGTGTAATCAATCCATTTTTTTTGGGTCAGTAAGATAATCATCACTCAACGCACCCGCATTGATTTCAACTACATTATTTTTTTTATCAACACCATATAGTAAATCTAAGACCTCCTTACTATGTCTTGCACATATACGATGATATTGAGAATTTCTTTTCAATGTCAACATAATACAATCTAATATGTCCTGTGGACTCTCAGATGTGAGTGCATCCTCGATAGAATCCTTTAGATTATTAAGTGATGGACTACTGAATTCTTCTATCATTTGTTCTGGTCTAAGTGAATTGCTTTCTCCATGATACCTTGAATTTCTTTGGATGTCAAGTTGTTCATCCAACTCCATTCGGGGTCTTGTTTATCCCACTCGACAGTAAAACTACCGTCTTTATTTTGATTGATTTTCAGAGATTGGTTGCTCATTGTTGGAAAGTTTTAAAGTTCTTTTAATTAGTTTTGCGTATTTGACTTCCGTATCAGTATATAATTCTGGATTTGCTTTTGCTCTCTTAATCAACTTATTAGCTGCTTTCTTATCCTTCATCAAGTTTTAAGTTATATTAAGAAGTATTTAGTATATCAGGAATTGAAGATATTTTTAATGTCTCCTGATACAGATGTGCTATCCTTCTTTATCTTAACTCTTGTCTTAAATCTTTCTTCGTGTTCTGCTAATTTCATTTGAACAGTTATCATTTCATCCTGTAATCTTTCTATCCTTTCATTCTGCTGTTGTATGTGTTCTTCAACCATAAAGTTCTCCCCACTCAAAGGGTCTTTCACTCTGATTTCAAACTGTTCCTCTGGTGTTAATCTATTACGGTATGGGTACAACCAATCCTCTACTTCGGATACGCATACCCATAGAAATTCACGAATATTAAATAGAATTTTCATTTGTTTTTACCTCCACATTCACATACATCATCCAAGTTTCTTATCTTCTCTAAGATGCTGACAACAAGTGGGTCAGTATCTCCAAGTAGATAATATTCAATTTTCTTTAACTCTGATTTAGATAGATCAATCAACATAGTCGGTATAATCGTGTGGAATTTTACAGGACATCATAGATATGTATGTGTCATAAGGTATCCATGCAGGGTCTTCATCTTGAAATTTTACTTGCACTTCCTTGACATTTTTCTGGTAGAACCTATCATAAACAGTTCTAACATTCTTTACATAAGACAATAGATTATTCATTAAGATTGTTTTTCCAATTATAAACCCCCTGACTTAAAAAGTCAAGGGGTTGTTTTTTTATTCTATTTTAGTTAAGGTGGATGATAGAATTGATACATTTGCTAACTCGGTAAACTACAATTAACGAATTAAAACCTCCTTACATATTCTTTTACATTCTGATTGTCTGTCGTCACATTCGACTAGGCACTCGTAATATTCTGTGATTAAATCATTATCATCATTATAACCGTTGAGTTGATTTAGTGGAATTAAGTTGTGCATTTTATCGAATAATAGTTGAATATTTGAACCATAATACAGGAGTTTTAGTGCATCTTGTTTCTCCTAATTCTGAAAATATTTAGACCAAATCTGTCTGTAAATCCTGATACAAATTAACAAAAATTTATGCCTACGCACATATACCTAGTCACGTTGTCGCCAATCATCTGAACGGTCTTGCTTAAACCAATCAGCAATATCATCTGCACCGTTAAATCCTCTTTTAGGTTTTCTATCTGGATTGCCTATGTCCAAATATTTAAGGCACGAACCATCATCATCTGTTGCTAATCTTCTTGCTTGACTTAACATACCTCTGGCACTTGTATTTGCTTTTGCCAACTTATTTGCCCATATCATATCTTCTAACGAAACTTCAGTTCCAGCTGCGATGTCTTTGCAAATCGCTTGTAATCTTAAACGGTATTGGGTAGATAACATAAGGTAAATTAATAGTTCACATTATTTATTTTAATAGATTTACCCTAATATTAATGTATTAATATGAACACATTACCGCCATTTTGATAATGGTTTTGTTTCAATTAACTTAGCGGTTTCAAGGTCATCACTTTCATCTGGGTTTGTGTGATATGTAACTTCTTTTAATGTTTTAAGGTATTCTAAAACGTGTTCTCTTATCTCCATCAAATCTTCATAGCATCCTTGATTATATGCACAACCACGCAAGTTATGGTCAGGTTTTAATACTGACTCGGTAAACAAATCTAACGCTCTTTGATACTTTTGTGCAGATGTTTCAACTGCATCAATTGAGTTTTGATCGTGCATTTTTCTTCTCCTTTTGAATACCTTTTTTTATGTATATCATAGCACACTCAAAGTTCTTTGAGAAGTGTTCAATGATACCATTATGAACAATAGCAAACTTTCTTCCATTTGATGGAACTGCTGCCCACGAACCATCCTTTGTTACATAACCAGTTGGTTGACCAACTTTGGCATCTAACAAAGAGGGGAGTGTGGTAGGGTAAAAAGTTTGATAATTAACTTTTCTTGCCATTAAAATACTGCTGTTACACTTATAATCCTAGCGTTAGGATTTCTTGCAAGGGCTACTTGCCTTGCTTCTTGATAGTCAACTGCTCTTACTTCTTCAGTAAAAGTTTGACCTGCTACATAAAGTTCTACTTTAACTCTCATTAAAATAATCTCCCTTTAGTTGCAAATTTTACGATTGCGAATGATGAACCAATACAAAATGTCATCAATGCAAGAGTGAGAACGAATCCTTCAATCATAGTATCTCCTTTTGTTTACTCTTCTATTATATAATATCCAAGATGTTAATGCAAGGCTCTTGTGCCACTTTGTTAACTGGTTGATAATCTTGATTCTTTTTTCAATTAGACTACCATAGTTTTCATTGAGTTCACAACCAATATAATGACGATTAAGTGACTTTGCTACTGCAGCAGTAGTTCCTGCACCCATAAATGGGTCAAGTACTGTATCTCCTTCCTCACTCCCTGCAAGTATGCAAGGTTCAATCAAGTCAGGTGGATATGTTGCAAAATGAGCTTCTTTATATGGTTTAACTGTTACTGACCAGACAGAGCGTTTATTCTTTGTATTTGATGACACAACTTCGTCGGTTTTTAATTCATAATATGTCAATCCCTCATCCATTACCTCATATTCATCTATATGCTCTCTTACTTTTTTCCAATCTTCAATGCTTGGATATGAAAAACCAGACTCATCAAATCTAAACCAATGTTCTATTTTTGTTAATGGAATATCAGTATGCTCTGCTAATATTTTTGCTTTAGTTTTTGACCTTAAAAATTCAACAAACTCTTTTTGCTTTGGAAGTTTATTGCGTACTTCAACTAAATTTTCTCCACGATTAGCGTGAATACCCTGTCTGTGTTTTGCTTCATTTTCCTCTGTTACATATTTTCCATGTTTTGATGTCCAGACAGATCGTTTATTCTTTGTTGAATATGATTTTGTAAGTCCGCTATGGGGTTGGAGTCCTGTTCCTTCGTTGTGGTATTTTCCGTTTGTTCTGTCTCTTGTTCCCCAATCTTTTGCGGGTTCTTTGATTGCTTCATTATCGTAGTGATATTTTCTATTCTTACTAAACAAAAATATGTACTCGTGCGACTTGGTACACCTATCCTTGACACTCTCTGGCATCGGATTTGGTTTGTGCCAAATTATGTCCTGTCTGAGATACCATCCATCTGCTCTCATTGCGAAAGCGAATTGCCATGGGATTCCGATAAGGTCTTTTTCTTTGAGTCCTTCGATTCGATTTCCTCTACGAGAACACATATCTGGTAGGTCTTGTTTAGTATTTGAGACACTTTGTTTTGGTAATCCTTGTCCTTTTCCAGGTCTGTAGTTATAGTAACTATCCCCAAGATTAACCCAACAAGTTCCATCATCTGAAAGCACATTGCGAACCTCCTTAAATACGTTTACAAGTTTTTCGACATACTCCTCTGGTGTTTCTTCCAATCCAATTTGACTATCTTGTCTGATTGCACCACATTTAGGGCAAACAGTTTTAAAGATGTAGTCTCCTACACTCCCCATATCATCATGATTTTTATGTCCTGTAATGCAATTAGAACCTTGCTTACCTACCTTCCTATGATTACAATCAGGGTCTCCACCTATCCATGTTGCTGTACCATAGTCACGTAGTCCATAGTAGGGTGGGGATGTAATACAAGTTCTTGCACTTTTAGGTGCAAATTGTTTAAGTGTTTCCTGACAATCGCCAAATAAAATTGTGTCTTTCATCTTAATAAAATAGTGACTTTACTAATTGCTATTGTCATTAAAAAACATAACATGATAACTACATCAAATTGTTTATGTTTGATATAAAATGGCATACAAATTAAATCTGCTACAACGTGCATCATAGCACCATAAAGTGTTGATACATGTAGTATAACAAAATATGCACAAATAATCAATACCGAACCAGTAATCCTACCAACAACTAATAAATTCATCCGAATGTGTGTATGTTATAGTGTTTGCGTATGGGTGGATATTTGGGTTTAGTTTTTACTTTTACCACTTTGTATATCCTGAGTAGTGTGTCTGTTTTCATGTGTTTACAACTGACGTTGCCGCCTCTCCTTTGTTGAATATAGTGTCAACAACTGCTTCAACCTTTCTTGCGGTTGATATACCCACGTTAGAGTAAACTGGAATACATACAAGTCCGAATACTTTGTCTGCATTACCCTTACGAATAACTCTACCGATTGTCTGTGAGATACCTATGTAATCCATCGAACGCATAAACAATACTGCTTCAAGACCATTGACATTGATACCCTCTGAGAGTATGCTGTGATGAAGTACAACAAACTTCTTACCATTTCTACCCCACTTGTTAAGTGTATCAAAGAATGTCTCTCTGTCAACCTTCTCTCCACCAATAACAGCACCTGTCTTTGATGTGATGTACATATAAGAGTAACCACGAATGGCAAGTTGCTTCACAAAGTCTGTCTGAGAAACAAGTGCAACAATCTGTCTGGTTGACTTGGCACATATCAATACTTTATCCTTATCAAGATTGTCAATCGCACCAATCATTTGCTCATTGTCTCTGTCTGCAACTAACTCATCTTTCTTGAGTATTCTTGAACGATATACCTTGACTTTAGGTGGTAGAATATATCCTTGCTTGACTAACTTTGGTGCAGGTACTTGACATATCACACCACCATACACCTCTGTCCAGTTCATACCTGCCTTGACAGGAGAACGACTATGCTTTGGTGTTGCTGTAAAGAAATAGCATCTACCTGCATACTGTGAGAAATAATCGGTAGCAGGGAAAAAGTTTTTCTGTACTGAGTTATGTGCTTCATCAAAGTATATTGCGTCTACTTCAATATCAAGAGACTCCTGTATTCTGTGTAGAGAATGATATGTTGTGAATATTAATAGATTATCTGTGCTATTGTGATACCAGTACTCAAGTTGATCTGTCTTGGTTGTACTCTTGTGATGTGTCTCGCCACTATGTACATGAATGACCTCTGCATCTGTGATGAACTCCAAGAACTCAGAAGATAACTGATTTGCTAGGAGGATGCGTGGTGCGACAACTACAACTGTCTTTGGTAAACTGTCCTGTGCAAAGAGTCTCCTCACATCTTCTATCATGCACATTGTTTTTCCACCACCTGTGGGTACAATGATCTGACCCTTGCTGTGAGTCTTCATTGCGTTTAATCCGTCTAACTGATGTGGTCTGAGTTGCATAGTATTATCTTATATGCAACTATTATAGCATAAAAAAGACCCCAGAGGGGTCGTGTGTGACGCTTTCGCTACTGTCTCTTAAAGAATATATAATCCGA